ATTACTGTAAATTAACTCTTTAAGATTTACCACCCCCTAGTGTATAAATTTTTTTTATTTTTTTCTTTCATAAATTTTTATTTTTTTTCTTTTTTCTACTGCCTCACGTGCACTTTTTTTATGATGACAAGTATTACATAAACTTTGCAGGTTCTTAATATCAACCATTGAACCCCCCAATGTTATTGGTTTGATGTGGTCGACGCACTGAGCCGCTTTAACATAACCATCTCTTTTACACTGCTCACAAAGCGCATTTGCTTGGATGTAGTAGTTTCTCAATGCACGCCATCTCTTTGAATTGTAGAATGAAGCGTTATCAACTTCTCTGATATGTTGTGGCTTCTTTGGAATCCATGGTCTTGTTCTGCTCTTTGGTAGGTTTGGCATTTTAAAATTGTTTATAAGCAATAATGATTAACGCTATATAAAACAAAATACATAATATTTTTTCTACCTTGTTTAACACCTGCCTTCTTTCATTAATCTTTTTTAATTCTTTCATCAATACTATTATTTAATTGAGTTGTAATATAGATTCCAATAACTATTCCAACAATCAAAACTATTCCCAAACAAAATAAATCTTGCATCCCTTTACTTGTTTCATTAATATTCTTTTAGTAAACTCTTTTTTTTCCATATCTTTATTCCATTTAGGATTCTTTGAATTTAACTTTCTTTTCTTTGCCATCTATTCACTAATTAAAAAATAATATTCAGTATCAACTTCAAGTATGTATTCCATATTCTTATGATAATCTAACAACTTATATCTTTCGTTTGATTCCCAAATCTCATGACATCCTTTTCGTTCCAGACTCAAACAATGATAAGTAATATTTCTTTTATCAGTTTGTAAATCTGGACGCCTACTTCTTGGAATTATATGAGAAAAAGAAAGGGGCACATCCGACCTCCCACATCCACTGCAATAAGCCCCTCTTTCGTTAGCAATCTCAGAATAAACTTTCCTGAGTTCTTTATTAATTTTATTCTGTTTTTTACTAACCTTTTTCAATCTACAATTCTTTTAAGTTTCATATAATTATCAATAACATCTAAACACGCTGGAAGCCCTTTACATATCTCAGCTTTCCATCCTCTATCTTTCAAATCTTGAATCCATTGTTTTTGTTCTTTGGTTGCATAACCTTTGTTTGTTTTTATCTCCAAGGCTAAACCATTATAAGCTCCTCTTGGTTCGTAAACAAATAAGTCTGGTTGTCCTTTTTTGTAACCTGTTCTTTTTGCTTTAACTGCCTGTTTATATGATGTTCTTATTCCTCCAAGAGTTGCACTCAATAAAGTTTTTGGATAAACATATAATATATATTTAACAACCTCTTCTTGAATTTTATCTTCACTCATTTGGAAGATTTATGTTCAACGTATCGTTTGCCCAATATAAAACATCGTTGGTTAATTTATTAAATTCTTTCTTTGTTAATGTTGTTGTTGATTTCAAAGATTGGTGCATTTCTCCATCAATCATTTCCTCTTTCATTAAGAATTTATATTTCAATATCTCATGAATCTCTGGAGCTGAATATCCAATTGTATCTCCAATTGTATTCATCCAAACCCACCACAACTTATTTTGTTGGTTTGTTCTAACATCTTTCGCTTCTCTAATCTCAATAACAACTTTTATATCATCATTAAAATTAGATAAGTCATTGATAAGTTTAGCTTTATTATCGAATATTATTTTACCTTTTTTTATTTTTCCAAAGTATTTCAAGACAAGCAAGAGTTTGTGTTAATATATACCACAATAAAACAAATGGAATGATAATAATTATTTGTATCAATACCATTGTTAAATTATAAAATATCTTTAACAAGTTCATAATACAATTTTAATAAAAATTATGTAATAATGTTTCACTCTTTGATTCTAATTTATTAACAATCAATTCTTAATTTTGAATCTTTCTTCTATAACTCTGTTAATTGTTATGATACTGCAATTAAAATGTTTTGCGATTTGTGGAATGGTTTCATTCTTTTTCAACCTTCTAATAATCCACTTTTTGTTTTGAGATGTCAATTCTTTAAATGGTTTTTTTTTCATTAATATATTAAATCTATTATAAAATTAGCGTCAACATTTGTGGATTCACAAATTGTTTTTATTTGTTTAAGTGTTAATCTTTCAGGCTCTCGCATATATCTATCAATTGTCATTGGTGTTACATCCAAATCAATTGACAAGCCCGCTCTGTTATATCCCTCTTGTTTCAACCATTTATGAAACAATGATTTGTCTTTTGTTTTATATTGTTTTTTCTTAAATCTTTGTATTGTCATATTCTCAATATTATTGGTTCATTATTGTTTTCTTTGTATAATTGCAAGTGATGTTCTTTAAGTTTGCTTTGCCAAGAATCTTTTAGTTCCCAGTTGTATTCGTTAAGCATATACTCAAACAATCTATATAATTGAAGTTGTGTTCCAACAACTAAATAATCATCATCTGTTCTTTTGAAGTCGATATATTTTGTAACGCCACCCAAATCAAAATTTTCTTTAGTTTCTGTATATCCATAAAACTTTGGCTTTAACCACCAATGCTGAACAATAATCTCTTCATTGTCAATCCAATCATTTGTGAACCAACTTTTTTTTGGTTTGTTGAGATTTGGTATTTTCATAAATTAATTTTTTAATAGTTAACAATCCAGTTTTGTTTTTACTTCTATATTTCAAACGCCTGTCAATTGTATAAGATTCCAAGTTGTTTTGTTTGTAAACATCTTCATCAATCAACTTTTTATGAGTTCTAAGCCATTTATAATAAGTTTTGACATTTAGAGCAAACTCTTCACTTTCTCTTATTCCTGAGCGAAAAGATTCCTCAACATCTTTCCAACAAAGCATCTTCCAATCTCGAACCAAATCTTCAGCTAATGTTGAAGCTAGAATCAAAATGTCCTTATCTGTTTTGGTTTGACCAAGTTGAACCAATGTTGAGCTAATTAATCCAATACATTTTTTAGTTAATTCTTTCATTATATATTTTGTTTATTTGTTCGGATGTTAAACTTTCTGTAAATATTTGCAAAAGTTTATTTTGAAGTTTTGAATCATTTGTTAAAGTGTTTACAATGATTCTAGCTTTGCCAACTGGATTGCAAGCAAACTCTTGTTTCTGTTTTTCGTTTTCAAATTTCATATTTCTTTTCCAATAATTCCAATGCTCCAAAATGAGCACTCATTTGATTTTCTATTTTAGAACGACTTGATGTTTTGATTGTTCTTTTCCATCTTTTTAATCTTAAATTCAAATCCCAAGTTTTTTGAAGCTGCCATCTCATTTTTCCTTTTTTGTTTTTTTCGCTCCAATAATCAATAAAATTGTTTGACTCTTCTTTGTTTAATATTCCAAGTTCAAAAACATCAATCGAAAAACTTTCCCTTGTGTGCTTTATTATTTTAGTATTTGTTTTAACTTCTTTATTTATTTGTGTGCACTTTTCAACATCTTGTTTTTCCACATCTGGATTTTTGGTAAGTGGATGCTCGTAAACGAACAAATCCCATTTAAGGACTTTTCCCGAACTATCTCTTTGAACTTGACGCTCTACATATCCTTTTTTGTTTAACTCCTTTAGAATTGAGTAAACAGTGTTTTTCGACTCTTTTACAATCTTAACCAAACCATTAACAGAAAGCTCCCAACTATCTGGCAAAGACAAAATCAAAGTCATTAATCCTTTTGCTTTCAATGATAACTCTTTATTTCTTATAATTTTGTTTGAAATTATAGAATAATTTTTACTCTTTTGTATTCTTATAATATTCATTCAAATAGAGTTAATTGACCAACACCTCCAAACATTATGTCTTGTCGCTCCAAACAATGTAAAGTTTTCATTTGAGAATAAATTCTTTGTCTTAAACTAATCAAACATTCATCAAGTTCTTCAATGTCTTTTGCGATAAAATATCCATTTCCTGAACTGCAAATTCCATTCAATAGATTGTTGATTCTTATATGTTGAATTATTTTGTGAACTCTCGCTGAACTGAGATTCATTGCTTTTTGGATTTCTTTATTTGTAACAGCGTTTTCTTTTCCGATTCTAACTTCCAAACCTTTGATAATGGGCTCGACTAATTTAAGCTCTTCATCAGTTAATTCGTAAGTTATATTTTCATAACCTTTCAACATATTAAAAAGGCATTTCTGATTCCTCTGATTCTACTTTTTCAACCAAACTAATATCCCAAGCAGAAACATTAGTGTAATATCTTCCATTAAATTCTTTAGAACTTATGTTTAACTTAACCTCAACAAAAGCTCCAATTTGTAGATTCTGGATTTTTTCAATTGTATCACCAAATAAATCAATTGCTATTATATTATTATACTTTGCCTCTGTATCAATTAAGATAGGTTGTTTTTGCCATTCATTTCCATTTTTTGAGATTCCAGACTGGATGTCTAAAATGTCATGTAATTTTCCTTGTATTTTCATTTATTTATTGTTTTGAAATTTAAGTTCATCTTCACCATAAGTGTTGGTTAGATTCATTGTTTTTATTATTACTCTCGCGAGAGCTCTCTTTTCGCAGACCTCAATTCTAAATTTTTGAATGCAGTTTTCTTTTGTTGCCGATGCATACGTTTGCATTTGTTCAACTCCATCAATATAAGACGTTGCTTTTATTACACAATTGTTTATTTCAAATGACAAACATTCAAAATGAACTTTTATATTGTTATTGACTTGTATTTTTTCAATTCCACTTCTTTTGATTATACTAAACCCTCGTTTGTCTTTGTAAACATCTTCTTTGTCCAAAGAGTTGTCTTTATATAATAGATTTAATTTTTCTGATTCTTTCATAATATTTTAATAAAAAATCCAAAGTAAAAAGTAAGCAGAAACAAAAACAAATATTATTAAAAATAAAGCAATCAAAGCGTCTTGAAGCTCTGTAAAATCAAACTCTGATATTTCTTTAATTTCATATTTTGTATTTTTATTTTTATAAACAAAATCAGCTAATTCTTTAGCATTTCTGTACTGTGTAAATCCAGTTTCTTTGTGTGTTATTTTATACATAATTTAATTAATTTTAAGTTGTAAGTGTTTGTAATCTTTTATTAATTCATTCTTTATTCTTTGCCATTTATTGATTTGTGTTTTGACAAAGTATTCATCAACTGTTTCATTGTTCAATTCAATCATTTTTTTATTTATTAAAACAATCAAATCAACCAAATCATCTTTTGTTATTTCGTTTTCTAAGTTCATGTATTTTTAATTCGTTTATTATATTGTCATTCCAAATTCGGATTCATGCATCTCAATACTATTTTCTAACTCATTAACTTCTTTTTGTAATTTAGATAAATCACTATTTAGTTCATCAATAGTTGATTCATGTTGCTTTGCCAATGATTTCCATGTTAATAATATCTCCAACAATTCTCTTTTAGAATGTTTGTTGATTGTAGATTCGATTTGTTTTTCAGTTAAGTTGTTTAATAAACTTGTATTGATGTTGAATTCTTTTTTCATAATTGTTATTTTATTGTTTTTAATTCGTTTAATTATGATACAAATATAAAAATAATTTTACTATTGCCAAAACTTTTTTAATTTTTTTTTAACCTAGTAAATTAAATTTTTTTTAATTTTGTGTGTTTTTTTTGTGTGAAATTTCGTCAAAAATAGTGAACTAACCTCGCAACTTGGCCAGATTTCTTTTGATGAATGAATCCCTCAACAGCTTTTGGAACACCTGTGAAACCTTTTCTGTTATGCCAGCTATCCGTTCCACTAGGGCTTCTCATGTATTCAACTGAAACTCCAATGAAATCTTTTCCATCAAGCCATTTGTGTTTGACTTTATGGTGTATGTGGTGTAAATACCAATAACGATATTTTGTTTGCGCCCAAGCATGGGGATTCTCATTAGCCATCATTAATGGAAGTTTATCCATCTTTGCTCCATCTCCATGTTCTAATCCAATAAGGTTTTTTCCATAAACATAATATTTTCTATGGTTTACAGATATATCAAAAGAAACATCATCTGAGTTCCTGAACCATGATTTGAGAGCATGTGCCAAATGAAATCCACTTTGATAATCATGATTTGACATGCAATGAATTACATCCACTGGAGCAATCTTTTGGAGTATCTCTATTGAACTAACATACAGTTTCAAAGCAAGTTCAAAATGTTGCCACCATTTGCCATCCGCATCCTGATTAGTTCCCGCTGTTGTTGTGTTATATACATTATCAATATGAAGAACATCATTACCAATACAGAAAAGAATTTTATCTATATCAAAACCTTTTGATTTCTCAACTATTCCAATGATTCCTTGCATTACTCTTTGATAAGCAATATCATTGTTATAAGCGTCTTTTGTTTCTATTTCAACAGCTAATTTTCCTATGTGAATGTCTGCTGGATTTATAACCAACAAATGCTCCCCACTAACCTTTTTTAATTTAGGATAACAGGGAGCATGATTGTCAATTAAATTTTTTATTTTGTTTAATATTTCAGACTCCTCAATTGATTGATTTTCTTTTGTAACAATAGAGAATCTTAACTCTCCTTTCATGTTTTGCCAATGCTTAACACTAACAACATCTTTTTTCAAGATGCCTCTTTCTTTCAAGTGTAAATTTAAGGCAGTGTTATTGTTGAAATTTTTTAGTTCCGAACCTCTATATTCGTTAATAATCTCAACCTCTTCATCTGATAATCTTAAACGCTTTCCCGCCAAGTTCTATTTTTTTATATCAGCAAATCCTTGTCCTAATATTAAAGCTCCAATACTCAATAAAACTCCTTGTAATTCATCTGGATTCAATCCAAACTTTTCACTCAATAGAGTTGTTAGAATACCAATTACAGCGTACCAAAATTTTTTTGAGTTAAACATTGCTTGAATAACTACTGGAATAAATTTTTTCATTTTCATTGTTTTAATTATTTGAGCGTATTATAGCCCGCTCATTTAGCTATATATCCAAAGCCGAGGCGTTGGTTTATTATCAATATCAATATGACAAAATCCTTGTCTTTTTGATATTCCGATTCTGATTGGCAAATCCATTTCGCTTGCTATATCCATAGCAGTTCCAACAAAGATTGCTCTTTTTTCATCATTTGTTATTTTGATGTCAGCCGCTAAGCCTTTACAGTGCGAAGATTTATCTGGATGCGTTGCTTGATATTTAGGATTCAAAACCAAAGATTGTTGTTTTCGTTTACATCTATATCCTGAAGTTATAGCTAGGCCGAAACCACATGACTTTCTTATCTTATCTAAAAAGAGGATAAAATCATGATTCATGTTTTGTTTTCCAGAACCCTTTCCACAACAACTGCAATCAAACTCACTGAACTTAAAATATTCAAAACTCATTGGCATTTGCAAAAACCCCGACAAACTTTCTTAAACGTTAAGTAATAAATAATTTTACAGATTAATTTTTTCATGTTATTTTTTTTTAAATAATTTTACTAAAGAAACTGTGATTGCTAAAATGATTGAAATTGTCAAAAGGATTTCATTGACTTCAGCCAAACTCAATCCAATAGCCCCACCATTTGCAATTGTCAAATCCATTATATCTTTTGTTTTATCTTTCATTTTAATTTTGTGTTAGTGTTACTTTTCCACCCCATATCCTGTGATTTGTAGATGAAACTAATATTTTTATCATTAAGAAATTTGTTGCAGAAGAGGCAATTTCTCCAATGCTAATTGCTTCTCCATTTGTAGTTCCATTTCCAATTGTTTCTCCTTTTCCATTTGCATTAAAATCCATTTCGTAAACCTCAACAGATTTGGTATCATTACTTCCATAAATATAAACTTCAGTTGCTGTGGTTCCACTTGGAATGTTGACTGTTGCAATAAGTTCTTGTGAAGTGTTTTCAACCGAAACTCCAGTGTTCGTTCCATCATTAAAAATTGCTGGTGTTATGTTCGGACTTGTTGCATCATCATTGACCATGAAATCTCTCGGAAGTATTTTTATATATGTTGTGTCAACTGCGGTAATACTGTAAACATTAGAAGTGAAATTAATAGGCCCTAGATTGTTTGAATCAACTGGCATTCCAGCAATTTTTCCCTCTGTTTTTCTTTGATATTGAACGAAAAGATTTTCTTTGTCAATTGAGATTTTATCTCCAATGCCTAAAGGAATTGATGGCGTTATTGATGTTATTGTCAAACTTCTAGCACCCGCCGAAGCGTCAGCAGCAATTTGAAAAGATTGACCATTAATCATGATTCTATCTCCATTTTTCAAATCAACTTTTGTTGATGTAACGGCTAAAGATGTTATAGCACTTGAATCGCTTATAATAGTTGTAAGCTCAGCAATGTCTAAAGAATTACTTAATTCTTTTTTATTTATTTGTATTGTATTTGGAAAACTTATCATATTATATAGAATTTCCAGTTGTTCCCGTGTTATTACTCGTTGTTGTTGTTAATGTTGAACTAAAACCAGATGAAGGCCCTTGATTTGAATTAATTGTTGTAGAAGCTGGAACACTCCTAAAAACTTGAACCCAATCTCCACTCCATTCATCTCCCGCTATATTGTACGAGCATCTCATCATCATGTATTTTTTATTATCAGTATCTTGCAATCTTGAAATTGGATTCATAAATTTTAATTTTGTTGAGCCTGAAAAATATTTGTCATTAACTCCAAGAGCAGTAGTTGTTCCAATTGTTAAAATTGGTTTGCTCTGGTTAAACAAAATTGATTCTGATAAAAGTTCAATTATTTTTTTGTCATAAGTGACAGTTGAATAAACATAAGAACTTCCATTCCAAGTATAAACATTTTCTGCCCATTTTCCATCTGGATTGACAAAAACAAACGAGCTTCCATCAAAAACTTTTAATGTTGAAGTTGTGTTTGCTCCAGTTCCATCTCCATAAATGACCTCTCCAATATCATAAACAAAAGTATTGTTTCCAGCTTGTTCAAATTCAGTTTGATTGGAAGCCGTTCCAAATTGAGCAGCACTTGAAGCAACTGGAACAAATTGAGAAATCAAAATTGGAGGGGATGAATTGTCAACCGCATCAGTATAGTCAAAAGAATAATTTGGGGGCGTATCTCCAAGAACCAGCCCCGATGTTGAGCCGTTCATATCAACAATTCTACCATGAGAATATTTAACATTTGAAAATGAACTGTAGCCTTTTGCTTGAACCTTAGTATCTCCAGCACCTGGCGTTGAATCATATCCAGTAAAAGTGTAGAATTTAAACTCCCAATCCCCATCCATTGAACTATCAATCGGAATAAGATTGTTTGTTGTGTTTGTTGTTGATGTTGTTGTTGAATTAAACATTTCTAAAATAACTCCATTTTGACCAGTATTAGCTGGAATCCAAAGCCAATCAATCATATATTGTTGCGGGTTTTGCAAAGGAAATTCGCCAGTAATAGATTGCCATCTAAATTCTGCAAAAGTAGCTCCTTGAAATCTAAACATTGTTAAATTGTCAGAATCGCCCCAAGCTGAATCCAAAGGCTTTGCTAGAATAGTCCAAGCCATTTCCATTTTCAAATCAGCAGCACTTGTGTTCACAAAATTTCCATAAATCTTGCAAACAAATCCATCCAATTCTTTTGCGTTTGTGATTTCCATTGAATTTTCAAATCCATTTGTATTTGATGTTTGTTTTATTTCTGAATAACTTCCAGTTGTTGGCCAAGCTGTTGGAGTTATACTTCCAGTATTATGAGTAACAAATAAAGGATAGCCGCTGAAAACATTAATCCCAGCATTTTGAGAATAAGTTCCAGTTGTTTTTTTGATAGCAGCAAGTGATTGATAAGTTGAACCAGAAAGCTTTTGAAGTCCTTTTGATGGATTTGTAACATTTTCAAAGACCATATTATATAATGAATAATTAGTATTTCCAATAAAGTTGTTTTGAGTCCTTGCTGAACCTGTGTAAAAATATTCTCTTGTTGGAATATTAATTGGAGTTGTATAAGGGGCAACACCTGATTCATCTGTGTTATATTGATTTACTTGAATAAAGTGGAAAGTATGATTCCAATAAATAAATCTCATGTTAAAATTTTTGCAAACTTGTTCCAATACATCATAACAGGTCGGAACCTTCATAAATCCATTCTCATCTCTTTCGTAAAAAGGACGCATTGAAAACTTCATTAAAAATAAGGGGTCGGTTGTTGCTGAAGGAGAGCCATCCATATCATCATTCCACCAATTGAAAGAAGTTTGAATTGTATAATTTTCCAAATCGCCTCCAGTGTCATCTTGGTCAAGTAACATTCCAACCCTATCAATCAACATTTTGAACCATGTTTGACTTCCTCCAATTGGCCTTCTATATCCACCGTTATCAAAAGTGTCTTGTCTTACATAAGGATATGTTGGAACTGAGCCATCTTCCGAATTTGTATCTCTTATAAAAGGAATCTCTTTTAAAGTTGAAATTCCATCAATAAAAGTTAAATTTTGAACGTAAGGAAAAGAAATATCTTCTTTTGTTTCTAAGTCAAAAATCATGTAACCCGCCCAAATCAAAGAACCAGACGCATAAGTTGTTCCAACATTTAAAGTAACCCAAAAATCTTTTTCTTGAAAACTTGACCTCAAACCATCAAGAAAATTTTGTTCTGTTAAGTTTTCGACTAATAAAGGAACGCTCATTTGTGAGCAAATTATACTTGCATTTTTATCATCTGAACTTGATGTTTCATAATCAATAACAGCACCCTCTCCCGCTAAAGTCCAAGATTGAGAGCCTCCACCTCCACTCCACCAAAATGTTAATGTAAAAGTTTCCTCAGTCATGCTTTTAACAACTGAAGTTGCGTATTTTTGTAAACCATAAGCCGTGTGAACTGCCATATTTTTTTTTTATACTGTTCTAAATCTGTTTTGTTTTGTTCTCTTATTTGATAAGAAGATGTCATTTCCTTTTATAACACCCTCAACGACAACTTTATTTCCTCCATTCATAAATCCTTTTAATTTGTCAAGTGGTGCAATAACTTCTGGATTTGAAGCGTTAGTTCCAATACCCTCTCCGATTAACCCAAGCGTCGGGCCTGTAACTAATCCCCCTTCTGCAAATGCTGGAATCAAAGAGTTGAAAGCTGTTCTGGCTAAGCCCGCAGCAGCTCCAGCAAGAGCTGGAATTAAAAACACCGAGCCTGGAAATGGGGGCAAAGTTTCAAGAGCTGTTCTAACCGCAGCAGAAACTCCAGCGGCAATTTGAGCTCCAATGATATCTTTCATCATTTTCTTTACATTTTCCGCATACTCTTCAAAACTATCAGCCCCTTGTGCTAATTCATCTTCAATTCTGTGCATTATACCAGCCATTCCCTCTTCCAAAGTTTTCACATCAGTTCCAAAAAATTCCGCCATCTTATCTCCTAAACTTCCAAGAGCTCCCTCAAATTCGTTAATTGGAGTATTGTCAAAAATGTTTTGTTTTGAATCAACAATTTTCTCTTCTAAGTCAAGAATATCTTTTCCATAATGTTCATTAACCATCTTCATTTGCTCAAGATGTCCAAGCTCCTCTTCTCTTATTTTTTGATTGAACTCTTCTTTTGTTAAAAGTCCATTAAGAAGATTTTCTTTTAATGCAATAACTGATTCTTTGTGATTTCTTTTAAGAGCATCAATATCGATTTCAAAAGAAGATTTTGTGGGGCCCGATGGACCTGTCGGGTCGTCTGTTGTTCCTGTTCCATTTGTATCAACATCAACATTTTTCCCTTTTAGCTCAACAACATCATCAGTTTCAACTTCAACATTTTCGGCCGAGGCTTCTATGTCATCAGCATCAAATCCCAAAAGTCCCTTTACATCAATTGGCTCAGCTTCCAATCCTTTTTGATATCCCGCTCTAAATTCATCTGCAACACCAGTTCCAAAATCAGAAAACGTCTTTTTAGAATCTCTAAAACCTTTTAAAATTCTATCCTTGTCAAGAGTAAAGATTCCAATTAAAATGTCGCCAACACTCCCTAAAGTATCCATAACGAGTCCTGGCAGTGAAGTAAACACCTTTTTAGCGGCTCCAAACAAACCAAATATTGCTCCTCTTACTTGTTCAACATTATTAAATAACAAAACAAAAGCTGTTACAAGTCCAATAATCAAGGTAATAACTAAAAATATTGGATTTGCTAAAAACGCTAAATTTAATTTCAATTGAGCGGCTCTAAGAAGCATAACTGCTTTTGTTATTGAAACGTAAGCCATAGCTAATTTTCCAACTATCAAAAATAAAGGGCCTAAAATTGCAAGAAAGCCTCCAAAAACAACAATTATTGTTTTTGTTGTATCAGATAATCCTGTAAACTTATCCATCAAATCTCCTACAAGCTCAGTGGCTTTATCAACAGCAGGAGCTAAAACCGCCCCCATTGTAATTCCAGCAGTTTCAGTTCGAGATGCCAAACGCCTCATTGAACCAGCTAATCCAGATTCCATCGTGTCAGCCATGCCTTGAGCGGCTCCCTCTGATTTAATCAATTGTTGTTCATAAGTTGCAACCTTTTCTGTTGACTCTGCTAAAACAAGAGCCGAGCTTCCAGCTCTATCTCCAAAAATTTCAGTTGCTGTTGAAAGCTTATTTGTAGATGAATTAATTTTTTGCATCGCCTCTTCATAAGTCAAACCAGCTGTGTTTAATCTTCTAAAAATAATTCCAAGATGTGTTCCGAGTTTACCCCCCTCCATCGCTGTTCCATCAGCCAGAGCCATAACTTTTGATGTCAACTCTTCTAAGCTTTGACCAGAAGCTTTTGCTGTTGCAGCAGCATTTGGGAGCATTGCGTTCAATTTATCCAAGTTAACTGCGGAATTAGAAGTCGCTAGCGCTAGAACATCAGTAACCCTACCAGATTCCGAGGCCGACAATCCAAAAGCATTCAACGCAACAGCTGTTGTTTCAGCAGCAAAACCTAATTCACTTCCAGTTGCTTGAGCTAACCTTAAAACACTAGCAGAAGCGGCGTCAATTTGTTCAGGCGTCATTCCTAATTTTGAAAGTTCAAATTGTAATTCTGAAACTTGACTGGCAGAAAATGAAGTTGTTCGACCAAGTTCTTTTGCGGTATCAGAAAGCATTTTCATCTGTCCATCAGTTGCACCCGAAACCGCTTTAACCTTTAACATCCCTTGCTCAAAATCCATGAAAACTTTTGTAGCTCCAGCGCCCAAAGCAACTAATGGCAAAGTCAAACTCATTGTCATGCTTTGTCCAGTTTTCTGCATCGCTCTTCCAAACTTTGCAGCTCTTCTTTGCATCTTGTTGAGCTTCTTTGTGAAGTCAGTTGAATTAACTCCAACTTTAAAATTTAAAAAACCAACCGAAATTCCCGCCATTATTTTTTGTTTTTATGTGCTATTAATTTTTTATGATACTCAGCTTTTGCTTTCAAAATTTCATAATCTGTTTTAGAATCTTTATTCACTTTTTTATCCCACTCAAATTCAATTAAATCTTTTGGCTTGTATCTTTTACCTTTTGCAACATGAACATTCAAAAGAATGCACGTGCTCCATCTTGTTCGTTCCCAATCATTCCTTTGTCTTAGATTTTCCATTTCATAAAAGCCTTCCATTTTATTAAAAAAATGTCTTGGCAACATATCATAAAATTCTTCAACACTCATGTTCATTCTTCCAAAAGCAATCTTTTCCAATTTCTGCCAAGTTAACTCTTCTTGCTTTTCTTTTTTGTTATCTTGGCTTTGGACTTTTTTTCTCCACTTGACTCTTCCATTGCTCTTGCAAGTATTTCAAAAGCTTCTTCAATTGCTTCCATGTTTCCATCAAATAAATCTGTAACATCAGCAATGGAATATTTAAATTCTTTTTTTGCTTTTCTGGCTCCATCTTTCATTCCACAATAAATCAATGCAAAAGCATCATTGAAAGTTGTTTGACCATTAGCAAGTTTATTTAAATCTTGCATTGTTGCTCCAGTTATTCTGGAATATTCTCTTAACGCATTGAATCCAAATCTAACTGGAAAATCTTTGCCATCAATTACTAATATTTCGTATGTCATTTTCTAAGTTTTTTGTCTTTCCTGAATTAAAAAAAACGACGCCATGCACTCAGAAAAGAAAACGCATGACGCCGCTTAAAAAACATATTAACTACTAATTGTTTGAGTTAAAGCTCCACTTCCTTGAAAAGAAACTGAATATGTTGCAGTATCTTCCATTGGTGCAGAAACACTTATTGAAGTAATAAAACCAGTTCCAGAATAATTGATATCTCCTGTTTGTGTTGTTCCAACTCCAAATTTCAAAGCGAAAGATGTTCTATTATGTAAGTGCAAATAAAGCTCATCAGCCGTAACTTCTGTAACAGTTGAACCATCTGCATTTGTATATAAATATAATGCATCAGTTGAAACATCAAAGTTTCTTATTCCCTCCATGTTCTCTTCCCATCCACCACTAGCTTTTGAAGAGGTTGAACGAAGAGATTGATTAATATTAATTGTTGCGCTTGTTGAAAATCCGATTAAAACACCATCAACGTAAACGCCAAGATTTGTTCCATTTAAAGAACCATTATAAGTTGCCATTTTGTTTAATTTTTAATTATTATTATTGTCTTTTTTTGTTTTTGTTTTCTTTTCCTTATCTCCATAACCATTTTCTTTGAGCCAGTTATACATTTCAGAATCAACTTTAATAACACTCCCAACTTCAAAAGTTTTGTGGCCTCTGGTATATTTTTTTTCTAATTTAAATTCCATTTTTTTTAATTTTCATTATCAATCCAACCATTATCGGGGTTTCCAATAATTTCTGTTATTTCTACTAGATTATATGTCATTTTTCGATCAAAAAATTTTGGAGTTTCTCCTCTAAATTTTAAGATTGTTTTATCTCCATTCAAAGAATATCTTAATGAATCAATAGAATCCTCAATGACCATTTTAAAATCTACTGAATCCAACTCTTCTTTATTTATTATAACATATTTTAATTCCATTCTAAATTCCTTTTGGTACGTCTGCAACAAAATCAGCTTGTTCCATATTTACCATTGTTGCATTATTGTTTCCAATTTCATCGTTTATTGTTGGAGCTGTTGCAATCGGATTTCCTTGATTATCTCCATCTCCCATTTTATAATGAACTTTTATATTTGATATTCCAGCAACAGCATCTGGATAACCTCCATTGTATAAACTTGTAATTTGAGACGAACTTAATTCAGCGTTGAAAACTGAAACTTCATCAATATTACCTTTCCAAAAATTGCCTCCAGTTAGATTGGTTCCTATTGCAGCCGAATCAATACTTCCTGTAAAAGTTCCACTTATTGCAGTTGTTTGAACCAAATCTCCATCAAAGTAAATTTTTATATTTCCAGTTGAGTTCCAAGTTGCAGCCACATGATGCCAATTACCATCACCAGAAATAAAAGTTTTTGCCGCAATATTGGCAGTTCCTCCAGCTTTATAAGTAGCTCTAATTTCAGATGCGCTGTAATTGTAAAAGATTCTAATATGATTATTGTCATCTTTTTTGTAAATAATAAATTCTCTTCCACTTGTTACAGCATCCATTTTGAACCAAACAGAATAACTTCCAGATGTTTTAATGGAATCCATTCCAGTAACTGGCAACGTGATTGATTCATCAACCCCATCAAACTTTGTCGAATATATATTGTTGATTGAATTTGTAACTCTCACTTTAAAATCTAAACTCTTTCTAAATATTCCATCTTTGCCGCTCATATCATCAAAAACATCATCAACGCCTTCAAAATCTATTGACTGGATTTCCACTCCATTAAAATTTCCTGAACGTCTATCCAAAGCCGTTCTTATGTAGTTACCAAGAAAACTTGCTTCAGTGTAGGTTTGACAATAAGCCGATACTAAAATCGTATATGAATTGAGTTGTGCTGTTGTGCTTTTTTGAGTATCTGGAGAATCATTTGCAATATCATATATTATAAAAGGAAATTGAGAACTTTGTTCCATAACACTCGGAGCAATCCTAGTTCCAACAAGACCAGCAACAGCCGTGTTATCAGATAAAATTTTATATATTGCCCTCCCTACATTCATTGTTTAGCAAATTTTCGAGCCGCTCTTTTATACATTTTTTCAGCTAAAGGAAAAATTGAACGAACTACACTATCTCCTTTTGCTTTAAAAGCGTCTTTCATAAAAGTTTTTCCCTCAGATGTATATTTTCCAAAGTGTTCCACTTGGTCTCCATACTCAATCCAAGCGCCATAATATCCCCCTTTGTTTTTACCAAATTTTCCTTTGACTCTTGGCCCGATATATCCTCCATTAACATCTCTTGAAGCTTTAGTCCTGAACCACTGAATTGAGTTTTTAAGAGTTCCCCTTTTAATTGTTAAACTTTTTTTTGGAGGATAAGGAATGTCTTTGTCTGCTTCTGGAGCGTTTCTAATTGCAGCATCTTGCAAAGGTTTCATTGTTTTTTTCCATAATCTAACCCAAGCAGCATCGGCAGCCTTTGAATCTTTCCATCTTTCAATCTGTTTGAACATTTGAATAACTTTTGGCATACCTTGCAATTCAAATGTAATCTTATCTGTTTGTTGACTTGACTTTGCTCCAGCTATCATTGATTATCTTTTATTGTTGTTTCTATTTCCAAGAATCTATCTCTTCCATCTATTTCTTTTATTCCATGGATTATGTAAGTTTCGTTTTCATCAATATCGTGAATGTGATAAGTTCCTAAAATTCTAATATCACTCATGTTTCTCACATAAAAACAAACCTCAGTATTTTGAACGATTTGCTCAGAATCTTCTTTTCTATCTGATTTCTTATAATCTTTTTTTGCCCACAAAGTGTAAAGAGTTGCATAAGTTTTGGTAGTTCCACCAAAATCATTCTTAACACTTGTAAAATTTTTTACTTCAATTCTCCTGTCTAACTGTCCGATACTTAACATACTTGAACCTTAAATTGATTTAACAAATATTGACTTGACAAAGGAAGTTCAGTTGCAGTTCTGCCTGTTATTACAGATTGTCTATTTTCATATAGATTTCCTATTGTTAAAAGGATTGCACTTTTAATAGCTTGTGGAACGTCAGCAGCTTCTCCATATCCAACTGAATATCTAACAACAACAGCGTTCATTCTATCAGCAATTTGTGGATAAGCTTTTTGAACTTCCAATCCAATCCTTGCTGGCTGTGAAACATTGTCAACAATATAATTAGCAGCATCCCACGTTTGCAAACTATTATTTGAATCATAATATTTAATATGAGTTATTGAAATAACTGGAGATTTATACAATTGCTTTACTCCAGCAAAGGTGTCAGAATATTGTTCAACAACTGTTGTTGTGAAATATCTATTTGTATATTCTTGACAAGATTCCGTTGCAGCTGAAATTAAATTAGTTATCAATGCATCATCAGCACTTGAATCAATTTTCAAATGAAGTTTGACTTCCGAAAGAGTCAAGACCGCATCTCCAGCCGTTATAACTTTTAAACTTCTTTTCATATTAAATAAATAAAAAAAAGAGCTGGCTGAAAACAACCAGCCCTTTTTAATTAATAAACCAAATTACTATGCTTCTAATGATTTTTGGAAAGTTGAAGCTTGAACAGCAGCAGCATCAACTAAACTTGTTATCACCATTCTTGGAAGACCTTTAGCAGAGTTTGTATATGGGTCAAATAATATGTCCAAACCTCCAAACTGTGCAACATGCACCTTTGAAAAATCTCCAAATAAAACAGCATCTTTTGAAGCTGTACCACCAGAGTTCAAATTAGATGTTATGAATGAGAAATATCCATTTAATCTTTTATCAGCGTTATCATATAAAGCAGAAACATTTGAAACCTGTGCCAATCCTTTAACAGTTGCATAAGCAGCTGGATTCAAGATATAAGCAATTCTCGCTCCCTCTAGAGCAACATTTGCAGCTAATAAATCTGTTTCTAGTTTTTGAACACCAGCAGCGTCAATAGCAGAAGTTCCAGAAGCTGTTGCATCTTTAAATAAAGAAGTTGGAGCGTTTGTTACATCATCATTTGCTAAGAAAGCTGATTCCATTGTTGCAGCAATATTAGCAGCCATGTTTCTTTGTAGAGCCGCTTCCAAACCTGTGCTTTGAACCATTGACTCTTGACTCATGTTAACAATAGAGATTAACTTCTTTGGAGATAATGTTACAGCTGAAGTCGTTCCATTTTCGGAAGGCGTGCCAGATGCACCATCCTCAGAAACGAAAGTTGAAGTTATCCCAGAGAATACTGGGAATTTCATGTTGTTTATACCCCCGTAAAAATTTCCTCCGGCAGAAGTTAAAACTAAGTTTGCTTCTAACTGGTCAGTGAAACTCATTGTTTGAGAAGAGTTAACGTCAGCAGTGTCAACATTAGCTCTAGTTAAAATGCTTGATGGTATTCCAACACCCTTAACAGTTCCACCAGTATAACGACACTCATTGATTGCTTCCTCATGAGCTTCCTTGATAACGCCTTCTAGTTTACCACTATAAGCAGCTCTAACAGCTGATTGAAAAGTAAACTTTTCAAGGTCTTTATCAACTTTCTTTGAAACTTTGATTCCAGCAACTTTTGCTGAATTTCTCAAATTAGTTTCTATTTTTTCAGCTCTTTCAATTTTAACATCAACATCATCAATCTTTGAAAGGATTGAATCCATCTCATTGTTTTCCTCTGAAGTCAAATCTCTTTCTTCAGCTTTACAAGTTTCTTTTATAACTTCTAGCTTTGAAATATAATCTGACCTCAATTCTTTTAATTCAATACTTGATTTCATTTTATTATTTTTTATTATTACTATTATTTTCGCTTTGCAATTTCAATTTTTAGTTTAGCCAGCGAACGCTTAACCAAATCGTTTTCTTCATCTTTTCTTTTTATTGATTCTTTATATTTTTGGAGCCCTCTTTGTGCAATTACTAAATCCGATGTAGATTCAGAATAAGCGGGGTAAGTGACCGAACTAATATCAAACAATCTGTCAATTTTGTTTATTGTTCTAATATCATTTCCATTCTCATCAGTAGTCCATGAATCTCCACCCTCTGCAATTGTAAAGGCAAAAGAAGATTGACTTATATTTCCATTTTTAAGATTGACTCCCAAATCTCTTCCATAAGTTGTATCTGGTAATTCATAAGAATATTTCAATCCAGTTTCATCAATTGAAAGATTAAGATTCCCCTCGCCAAACTTTGAACGTGCTAATATCAAGTTCGGGTCATGATTTATTAGAGCTCTAACATCTGAATTTTTTATTGTTTCATCAGTTATTGCAGTTGGTGAGATGAACTCGAAAAAACCCCCGAGATTCTCACTTCTACTGTTAAAAACACTCCCATATCCAACAACAACATCTTTGTTGTTTTCAGTTGTTTCAACTCTAGTTTCTAAATTGTATATTCTTTTTTCCATAATATCATTATATTTATTATCCCAAATATTTCTTATAAGTTTTCTTTCCTCTTCCTCTTCTTCATAATGATGGTTGTTTTCAACTTCCTCTTCAACCATTTCCATTTCTTCCTCTTCAGGCTTGCTCATAACTTTCAAAGCCTCTTCATGATTTTCAAATGGCATATAAACTTCTTTGTCATCTAAAATATGAATGTGAAAAGAAGGCTCCCCACCTAACTCTTCAGCCATTTTTTCTGCTTCTTCTTTTGAATCATATAAAGGAAGTTCAATTCCATCTGTTATCATTGAACCGACCTTTGCTCTCAAATTTTTATCTTCTTTCATTTTTTCAACTACTGGATGGTTAGATGGCAATAAATCTGTATCATGTTTTCCACTTCTAAATTTGCCTTTTTTCAAAGCATAAAGAAAACTATTAACACGAGCAAGAGCCCACTGCTCAGGACTTGAAACACTTGGCCTCACTGAACTTGGATTTGTATTGTAAGCTCCCACGCCCCTATCAAAAACTTTTTCTAATGTTTTTAAAGAAACTTTTGCATTCCAATCAATACTCATATCCGAAACCTCTTCATTATGGTCTTTCATCTTTTTTTCCAAAGCCTTTTTTATTTTTGCCGAAACTCTTTCTTCTTTCTCTTCCTTTTCAATTTGGTTTCTTTTCTTTGTTGACCAGCTCATTCCAGCGTCATCGCCCCACAACATCCAAGCTATTTTTCCAGCTGAGGGGAAACCATCCTCACCAAGTTCAAAGCCCTCTGCTTGTTTGTCAACTTCATGTCTTTGGAAATAAGCATACATTTTTTTAACTCTTGGGATTGTTAACTGGTTTGATATTATCATTCTAGCAGTTTTCACTCCAACCTCAGTTCCACCTCTTCCAAATTCTTTTCTAAGTTCCAACCCTCTTTTTGCCGCTTCAACCATTCCTTTTGTTGGCGTCAAATCAATATCTTCTAAATCTCTGTAATAATTTTCATTATCTTTTTCAGCCTCTTCTTTAGAGTCATATTTACAAGCGCCAGTTTCGCCCCACTTCCATTTTCCATTTTCACATTCTTTTGCTGGCATTATAAGTTTTCTATATCAGTTAAATTCAAAGGAATATAATTTTTATCCCCTCCCTCAACTCTGTTTAAATCTTCTTTTCTTCTAACCTCATTGATTGTCATAAATCCATTTGTGATTCCAGCCTTGTAAAAATCAGTTCTATCTTTTATATTTCCTCTTAATAATGCGTTTGTATTGAATTTAATATACTCCTTTCCGATTTGATTTCTTCTAAAAAGTTTCATGTTTAACTCCATTTCAATCTTTGTCAAATAAGGCATTAAAGTATAAGTAACAAATTCTTGTGATTGCATTTCAATATTATTAAAACTTGACTTACTCAAGTCTTTTAGCATGTGTGGCGGTATATTAAATATCCTTGCTATTTCAGTAATAGAAAAATTCCTGCTCTGGAGAAACTGAGCCTGTTCGCTTGAAATACTTATTGGCTGATATTCAAGCCCCTCTTCTAAAACTGCCGTTTGATTTGCTCCACTAAGTTTTGCATAATTATTATTAAAAGATGAACGCAATCTATCAATTGCCGTTTCAGATAAACTCCTTGATGTTTTTAATATTCCAGAAAGTTTTGCTCCATTTGCGAAAAATGTTGCTCCATATTCTTCCACCGATTGACCCCAACTGATTGCATTTGCGTTTTGTTCAATAGGACTTAAACCAACAATCCCGCCTTCAGTGTGTGTTATTCCTTTTGTTGCGTTTACATCTGTTATTAATTTGAAATGTAATATTTCATCTGATGTGAAAGTTCCAGCAACTTCATCTGATGTGTAAAATAATTTATTTTCTCTAAGGTAAACTTGAACACCAGCATAGTTCAATGGCAATAATTCAATCGGCCTTCCAGAATTATTTCTTACGATTCTCACATAAGAATTTCCATTACAAAGCAAGTCCATCATAATCTTTTCCATGAACGTAACTTTGTTTTGATATGTGTTCGGAGCGTATTTTAATAAATAAGATAAATCATTATCAATCTCAACAATATCTCCATTGTTTTCTTTTTTACAAACTTTGATTGGCAGTGATGAAACCGATTCACTTAACAATCTCATTGCAGCCCAGACAGCTGAGAAAGTCAAAGCTGATGAAGGACTAACTGAGATTTTATTTCCAAAACCAAAGCTGTAATTTATGCTTCTTTTATCGCCTTTTTTAGGCGTTGTTATAAATATATTTTGGAGCCTTTGCAGTATTCCCACAGTTAAATTTTTCGCAATAATACGCCTTATTTTGTCGTTTTTTATGCAACATTGTTTCCTTTGTTTAAGACTATTTTAATGACTTCTAAGGAACTTTGACTTGTTTTGCTTATCAGTATATTAAAAACTTGAGAAAATATAACCTGTTTAAATTACTAGGTTAACATTTTTTGACTCTATTTAACATAATAATTTTTATGTAAAATAAGTTTTTTAATGTTTTTTTGTCTTTCTATCACGACAAACACGAAAGGAATTGTAGTCTGAATAACGCCTTTTTCCAAAAGTTTTTTCATAATCTTTTTCAAGATTTTCATAAGCTTGAATCAATGTTTTATGCTCTTTTGTACGCTTCCAAAATTCTCTCACAAATCCATCTGCACTTATTAAAATAATTTTATCTTTCATAATATCAACAATCCTCTATCGTTATAAACTGAACTTGAATCATCCATTGTCATCATCTCTCCAACTGCCATAATTAAGCTGACAACAAAATCAATTTTTTCCGAACTTCTTTTTTTGGAGGGCTTTATATTACCAGCAGCATCCTCTTCCATTACACAATTTGAAACCATCCAAGCGGCAGCTGGATTGTTATTATGTAATATTTTTTTTCCAATAATTAGAGCCTCAACTTCTTTTGATGGTGCACTCATTGAAACGAATCCTTGACCAAAGGGAGCCATTGGAACGCCTTCATTTGTCAAATCAATAACGAGTTGACTGGCGTTCCATCTATCATAAGCAATGCTTTGAACATTGAATCTAGCTCCAATTTCTCGAATCTTTTCTTTTATGAAATTATAATCAGCAACATCTCCAGCCGTATAAATAATATGTCCTTGCTTTTCCCAAGTTATATAATCAACTTTATCTCTTTCACTTCTCCTTTTTGCGTTTTCCGCTGGAACAAAAAAATAAGGATATATGACAAACTTATCTTCATCTTTGAATAGAAGTGTCAAGGCGCTTATATCTCGTGTTGAAGCAAGGTCAAGCCCTATCCAAACAGGTTGATTTTCAAACTTACTTAAATCAACATCAGTTCCACATGCCTCCCACTCTTTCGCACCAATCCAAGCCGTTACTGAATCAGTCCATTGATTTAACATCAACCGGCGAAAACTGTTGGAATAACTTGGAACATCAATTGCTCTTTGTGATTCTCTTTTCATGTAATCTTCTTTCAAACTAATTCCATAATTTGGATTTGCTTTTTTCCAAATCTTTTCATCTGTAATGTCATCCTCAAGTTCTGATTCATAAATTGCAGAATAAAAACTTTCATCTTCAATAATATTATCTTCAACTTTCTTTGAGTAAGAATATAATTCATAACAGATGGATTGTTTGTCATATCCCGCCGTTGTTATAGCAATCATTAGAGGCTGGGTTCTTGCTCCAGTAGATGTTAAAAGTGTGTCCCACAAGTCCCTTGATTTTGCCGTGTGTAGTTCATCATATATAACGCAATTACAATTCAGGCCGTGTTTCGTGTTTGAATCAGCACTGATGGCCTGATAAAAATTTCCTTTCGCTTCATTAGTAATTGAGTTTCTGAAAACTTTCGCTCTCTTTGTTAGTTCAGAATTATTATTAATCATTTGTTTTGCGATTTCATGAACTATTCCAGCTTGACTTCTATCGCTGGCAGCTGAGATAATTTCAGAGCCTCTTTCAGAATCTGCAAAGGTCATGTACAGTCCAAGTGAAGCGCAAAGAGTCGATTTTCCGTTCTTCCTTGGGACTTGAATGTAGGCTGTTCGATATTTACGAAAACCATTTTCATTTTTCCATCCAAACAAATCTCCAATTATTTTTTTT